CAGATGAAACGGAATAGACTAAAATGTACGGAAACGATGCCGATGATGGAACCCGGTTATAAACACCAAATGTCACACCGCCAATCACCACATTATTTGTCAAACGTGTGATGATCGCTTTGCGAATGAATTGTATTGGTTCTAACATTATTTCGTTAATTGTTTAATTTTTAATTCTAATCTATTTTTCAAATTCCCTAATTCTTTACGCAAATTTGTAAAGAAAAAAGGCCGTGCCGGCAAATTAACTTCCTTTATACCTCTGCCTTTAAATTGCATTGCATATGTTGCAGGGAATCCAATTTTTGTCAAATGTTGTAAATCCACCTTTCGCCCTGTTCCAAATTCAACATATGGTGCATATGGCGCACGTGAAAATATTACAACGGTACTTTCATTTTGCCTTTCAAATCCGGTTTGATTTTTCAAATTACCGGTATCGTGTCTGGCATCACTTTTCATTCCTGCAACTGCAAACATCGCAGTTTTAACCAATTCATTTGATAATTCCTGTTTTGATAATTTACCTAATTCAGAAATTTTTCTTTGTAAATCTGCTAATTGCTTTGGATCAACTCCATCATTTTTTGCCATTACCCCTCAATTTTGGTGGCTGTCATTTTTACCCAGAAATTCTCAAACGTTTGAAAATTTGAATTAATACGATACAACGTTGCAAATCCTTCTACTTGCAATACATCTTCATTGGTAATTAAATCGGCTGTTTCCTTTCTGATTGTGATCTCTATTTCGGTTGATTTTAATCTGATGCCCATCTTTTCATCAATAGGCCCCTTCGTTTCTTGCACACGGCACCACACGGTGTCAATTGTCACATATCCGCCCGGTGTATATCCACCATATCCATCAGATGTTTTTGCCATCCTCTTGATAATGATCCTTTGTTTTAAAATTGATGATGTGTTGCCTGCTGCCATTAGATAAATACCGCTTTTATGCCATCCAATAATTTTGCCGATGCACTTGGAACCTCATTCACGGTCATGCCGGTCACGAAATCCGTGCGATTGTCATAATAGGTCGAGACCATCATCAACAATGCCTGCTTTAATAGGCCATCACTCATCCCCTCTGTTGTGAAATCAATTTTGATGTTGGTTCCTAATGGCTCAATTTCCACCATTGGATCACCTAAACCATAAACCGAAAATGAAACAGATAATCCCTTCACGGTCACATCATCAACTGATGCCACAGGGCCAAACGGAACATCAATGAATCCTGTTGTGGATTCATCAAGGTAATATGTGCGTTCCTTTGCAATAATGTCACGGCTCATATAGTTTTCAGCAGCCGTGTGTGCCGCCTCAATCATCAAATCAATCAACGTATCATCTGCCGTTGTATCAATACGAATATAATTTTTAGCCTCAGCACGTGAAATGATTGGAACACCAATCACATCATTAATCTTGATCTGCCGCATTCTTTTTTGCTTTTTTACCCTTTGTTTCGTAAACCAATTTTTCTTCCTTTGTTTCAACCTCTACGGCCTCCACTTTTGTTTCTACAACCTCCGGTTCCGGTTTATCCGCTTCCGCTTTGATTGCATAATTGTGTGCCAAATAATGTCTTTCTACATCGGCTGAAACCGTTATGATTTCACCGGCTCTGTGGTATCCTGTTTTATTGTCAAATACCGTTTTTCTCATTAAAACTTTGCCCATAATTGTGCTATTTTTTGAACAAATATAAAAAGAAAAGCCACCCAATATTTAGGTGGCCTCTCTTAATTTGGAATTGTATTAAAACTAAACTCCGATTGCAGCGATGTCCGTTGCAAATGTACCCTTAACGATTGCTAATGGTGCGTAGTTAGTCAATGCGATTCTCTCTTGTAAACGAACGGTAACGAAACCATCACGAACGTTTGTTCCATCCTCACGGAAGAATTCAAGAGATAAGTTTTCACGAATCCACATTTGTGTTCCTAAACCGAAATTACCAACTAGGTATGTTCCTGCTGTAACCGCTGTGTTAATTACAACCGGTACCCCTAAGAATGATGGCTGTAAACCTGCATAATATTGCTCATTCAAATACTCGTTTGTTGTTGCTTTTAACAATACGATTTTTGAGAAATCTGTTGGATTCACCATGATGTAATCAGGACGATAGTTTACCAATGCTAATTGGTTGATTGCTACCGTTAAAACATCGAATTGGTTAGCTGCAACGATTGTATCTGCAAATGAACCTGCTGCGAATGCTGTCGATCCTGATGTCACGATACCTGAAATGTTTGGTGATGTACCATTACCATAAAGCAATTGTGTATCCTCAACGTTTAACAATTTCTCAGGTGCACGTGCCGCTAAATAAGATGTTAGCTGTGGTGTATCTGCCAACATTTCCTCAGAAATACGGAAATATGTTCCAACTTTCTGAACGTTTGCATCGTATGCTGTTAAATCGAAATCTGATTCAGGCAATGTTGATCCTTGTGCTGTTGCTGCTGCACCGTTGTCATATGCTGATTCACGTACGTAACGAACAACCTCTGCTGATGTTGAACCTTGTGCCAATAATTGGCGAACGTGGATTGGACGTGTTGGATCATATTTGATACCCGGAACATATTGTGCAGGGATAACCTCACCTGTAAAACTATTCGCAACGGTCATATCACCTGCCTTGATTTCGAATTTAGCTGAACGGCTTGATCCGTTTACTAATGCATCTAAACCACCTTTTGTGATACCTTCGATCAAAGATTGTTTGAAAGATTGTGCGTTTGCTCCTGTTGCTGTTTTCTTTGCTGCAACCTCATTTGCATCAATACGGCTGTGTAGTTCTGAAAACTTCGCCTCCATATTTTTGATTTCAGACTTTAATAATTCGTCTGCTTTACCTGTTGCTGATGCAACTGCTTGCCCTTCTGCTTTCGCAATACGGCTGTCAATAGCTGAATTTAATTCATCTAATTGCTTTTTGATTTCTTCTGTCATCTTATTTTGACTTAATTTGATTGTTTAAATATGAAAATATTTCGGAAATCTCCATCTGTTTAACTTCCGGCACGGTGACAATTTCTGCCGGCCGTGTGGTAACATCAATAAACAATGATTTCAATTTCATCAACTCACTCTCAATTGCGTATCCTAATTCATCAGATACATTTTCTTTCTTGATCATCTTTGCCAATACATCGAAACGTTTTGCCAATAATTCCTGATCAATTTCACCCTTTGCATCGGTAATCAATGCCATTGGATTTGCTGCCAATGTAACGCATGAAATTTCGTACAATTTTACTTCTTTTAATTCACGCACTCCATCTGAACGATATGATTTCACAATTGGCATAATACCAACTGAATTTTCGGTGATCACACCATTTTTCATCAATAATAAAACATCCTCACCCATTCGTGTTTTTGGAACCTCAGCCACGAAATAAAGGCCGGTGCCATCCTCACGCAATTCCGTGAATTTACCTAATGGCTGATCGATTCTGTGTTGATTGCAATATCTAACACGTGAACCGTTTTCCTTTAACGTTTTGCTGTATGCTCCGGCCAATATAATGTCATTGTCTGAATCAATATTACCGAAAATTGAACCATAGCCGGAAACGATGCCGTTTGCCTCGTCTATATCCTCAATCCCAATCGATGTTTGTTTGTAAATCATAACCTATCTTTTGCCCAAAATTAGTCAAATTGCTAATTAGAAAACGTAAACTAAAAATTAATTTTAACCGCCTGAATTTTGTTCAGCCACAATTGCACCTGTTGTACCTGTAATTATTTCTGCACTATTAATTGCATCAATTACGGTTGCTTGTGCAATTCCAAATCCAATATTTGTAATAGGTTTTCCAATTGTATATGCTCCTATTTTAGGTAATACAATCATTGAACAACGGCAATTAATCACATTACTTGCTGATCCATTAGGATCACCCGGTCTTTGCAATGATTCTCCACCAACTGAAAATTTGCTATTAAACGGAACTACCTGATTATTTGCAGTACGATGTGCATCACGTACCCTTGCATCATAACCTGATTTCCATGTTTTGGTCATATCGGCACCCGGAAACAAATTGACCGCCGCTTGTTCGGTTGCATAATTTGCTGCATTCGTTGCCTCAGTTCTTACAATTCTGCGTGCCTGATAATCTGCTAAATAATCAAATTTTTGTCGCAACATTTTGGCCTGAACCTTTTCGCCTGCTGACATAAAAATTGGATCAGCCATAAATTGGCGAATTGTATTTGTCAATGTAGCCTGTGCCGTTGCTGATACTAACGTGACACGTTGGCCTGCAACTTGATTCCCCATAAACGCAAATGCATTTGCCCAAATTGATTGCATATTACTAGCATCTGCTTTCGGCATATATTTTTCAACATTGCGTGAATACCAATTGGCAAATTGCAAACCGATTTTTGAATACATTCCCTCATACATCGCAACATATTTGCTGTCCTGAAAAAACTGCTGTGCTGTTGCTGTGGTCATTGATTTGATTTTCAAATACAAATCAATTGCATCGTTATATTCTGCCTTGTAAAACTCCGTGAAATCTTTGATTGATGTGCGTTCTGCTTTGCTCAATTCCTTTTCGAACTCATCCGGCCAATTGTCTTGTGCCTTTTCCTCTTTCGGTGGATTGAATAGATTGCTACAAACCGCCACACGTTGATCAATGGTGCCAAAATCATTGACAATATTAGGATCAACAACACAACGGCCCATAAAATCATTTTGGCTTTCACCTTCAAATGGTTTAGGCAATGGCATATTTAGTCAATTTTTAGTGACTTTGGATTCTCCAATGATGGCATTGATGGATTCTGTGCCATCAAATTAGCAGGGATAAAATAATCATCCATAAACGGATTTTCTTTGTCCATTGCGTAATTCATTGCATCACGTTTTTCGTTTGGTGTAACCCACCACGCATTTGCTAATTGAGCGACCAATTTGTCCACTTCCTCCTGCATTTCGCTGATGGCTGTGAAATCAAAGTCAATGAAATATTCATCACCTTTGCCATATTTAGGGGCCAACCAACGATTCAATTCATCACGTATTTTGATCAATTCAGGAATCACCGCATTTTGATACAATGCCTTTTTGGCTTCCTTCATATTGTTATATGTGGATGAATCCGTGTTGTTTAACAACTGAACAGGGATATTGTATATATTACACAAATCCTTCACCGTTCCATTGTATTGCTCAATCAATGACAAATCTGATGCATTCAAACCAAAATTAACCCATGACAAATCCTTTGGTGTGATGATCACATCACCTGCGTTTCCTGCTCCCTGATAATTCTTTCTGAATTTGTCTTTTAATGCCTGTGCTTGCACCTCAGTCAAATTACCATCCTTTGAAATCAACATACCACGTGATGTTTGATTCTGCAAATATTTTAATCCGGTGGTCACGGCTTCATTGTTGGCCGATAAAACACGTAGGCCGGCACGCAAAGGTGATTGGCCATATAGGTTTGAACCGCTGCTGTCGTAATCCGGATTAAAATCTTTAATGTGGCAAATGTATTCAGGTGGAACCTCAATCATTGAATTGTACTGAATTTTGTATCCTGCCACCGGTTGCATCACACCACCTGAAACAATTTCAACCAATTGTGATGGCAATGAATATAATTCCGTGAATTTACCTTCATTTGGCCCTGAATCAGGCCCGATTCCGTAGATGTAACGATTGCCGGTAAGTTTACCGAATGCAACTAATTCACCCAACCATGCCGAAAATGATTGCTCCGGGTTTGGTCGCTTCAATAGTGCCTCTAATTCTGAATCCTTGACTTCTTCAAATGCTCTTTTGCGTAATATGTTGGCTTTGTACATCGCATTCCCATCCATCACACCTGATGTCATTGCCTTGTATTGCTTTGCTGATCCTTCATTTGTAACCCTGTAAACGGACATCGGGATCGTTGTTGCTGACTTAACAATCAAATTAATAATGGAATAAATCGTTGCATTGCGTTGGTATCCATCACGAATGTATGTGACATCATTGTCCTCATTCATTATGATGTTAGTACCTAGCCACGTATAAACTAATTTGTTGTATGCCGGATTTGTTCCTGTGGTCAATGCTTTGGCAATGGTCTGCCGGAATGTATCAATCAATGATGCCATCTGTATTGCTTTTTTTTCTCAAAAATAACGAATTAAACCACAAAAAAATCAGAACGATTTTTGTATTTGGTATAAACCCCATATCGGATTGCATCCATTAGGTGATTGTGTTTGTCTATTGGCTTATTTATAATCGTTCCATCCTTTAATTGCTCCCAAAAATAAAACTGAAATTCATTGTGCAAATTGCTCGATTCCATTGAACAAATCACCTCATGTTCTTTTATTAGGCTAATACCTGCCTTGATTGATCCCTCCCCTTTTATCGCAGGCACAGCCAAAATATCCATCTGCCTTAATTCCTCAATTGATTTGGGTTCCGCTGATTCACAATAAATTATGTGCTCATTGATTTTCTTTTCTTTTAAGAAATCAGCAATGTCACGATTGGTCATGCCTTTTTTGTACATAATTTCGTGGATGTACAATTTATCACCAACCTTTGCCAATTGCACAATGGCCGTTGGATCGTGACTGAATCCAAAGTCAAGGCCGTAGAAAACATCATCAAATTCAGGGAAATCCGCCTTTGGAATGAATTGCCAATTAGGAAATATTTGGCGATCACTAAATACGGCACGTTTTCCCTCTCCGTACACTCTCCAATAGTCCGGGTCTTTGGCTTTCAATCTCTCGATTTCATTGACCAATTCAGCCGGCAAAAACTTATTATCCAAATAGGTTGTGATCCACGTGTCGCAATCATCACGTGTGATGACTTCATCATAAATCCAATGTACCGGATCGGATGGATTGAAATCGCAAATCATCTCATCCGTTGTACGCATCAACAACTGCCTGAAATCCTCGTGATCTAATTCATTGACCTCGTTGCAATAGCAAATATTTCGTTTCCGGCCCCTGATTTTTTGTGGCTCATCAACTGATAAAAATTCCACAACGTGGTTCCCAAACGTGTATGTGTTTTCCGATTTGTTATGTTGGCCAACATATAGGATGCCCAAATTATCGAGAATTTCAAGAAAATCACGTTGTACTGATCCCTTCAATGCAGGCAATGTTTTCCGTACAATTGAAATGACCAATGGTTTTTTGGATGATGTAAGTTTATAAATCAGATATTGACATAGGGCATAGGTTTTCCCCGAACGTGTTCCGCCCTGATGTACTTTGATCCTTTTATTGCTGTTTAATGTCTGATAAAACTGAATATTGCATTTCTGCCCTATTCGTTTTCGATTGTCGCCGGTGTCCATTCTATTACAGCAGATTCAATGCCGGTTTCGTGTACAACCTCCGTGCGTTCTACGTAGCCACGTTTCTTGCCTTTGGTCTTTAAATAAAATATTGTGGCCGTTGTGTTGCCATCTTTGATTTGTCTGTGTAACTGCGATTCAGCAAAATCCAATGTCATGTCGGCCAATGCCTCCACAGCCTCTCGATATTCCGCATCCTTTTGCATCCACTCATAATGCATCGATCTAGGAATGTCTGTTGCCTTTGATGCTGTTGTCACAATGCCCAATGATTTTTCAAGGGCATCCAACATCCGTTTTTTATTCAACTTTGTCACACGTGCATTCACCGCCATATTCTATTTTTTTGATTCGTAAATCTCGCCATTTTTCTTAATCACTAAACTCGGATCAAGTTTTAACATTCGATCAATAATTACTTGACAATATTTTGGATCGTATTCCATTAAATATGATTTAATATTTAATTGTTCTGCTGTTACCATTGTAACACCACTACCGCCAAATAAATCTGCAATAGTATTAATTTTATCCTTAGTTTTATCAATGCACCATTTTACTAATGATACAGGTTTTTGTGTTGGATGAACACGATTTGTTTTTTCAGATGCTTGTGTGAATTGTCTTACAACCGATCGAATATTAGTCCACGCTAATTCGCAATCTGTTTGATCGCTTCCACCATTATTTTTGTCCCAAACTAACCAACATTCGCTGTCAGGCAAATTGCTGCTGTAATAATTTGCACCCCACCAAATATGATGTGATTTTGGAAATAAAGAAAATATCAAATTAAAGCTATCGCGTGCAACATCGGTATTGTGATCACCTAAAATATCAGTTCCATATTTTTCTTTTAATACACCTGATTTGCTTACAGCATTCATCCCATATGGCGGATCGGTATATATTAAATCAGGTTTAATTCCTAATAATAATTTATCTACATCATCAATATTTGTTGAATCACCACAAAGCAATCTATGATTTCCAATTTCAAATAAATCACCAATAACAATATTTGTTTCCAATCCGCCATCCGGTGCATCATATTCATCCTCATCTGCCGTTCCTGCATCAATAATATCCATCACAGGCAAATCTAAACCCCAATCAATTAATTCATCCTGATCCCATTCATTTGCTAACATATCCCAATCCCATTCACCAAACCCTACATTGTCGGTAATAATGAAACGTTTTTGTTGTTCGGCTGTCAATGCTGATGCTTTGATTATCGGCACACGTTTCAATCCGGCTTCAATACAGGCACGTAAACGCATATTGCCACCCAATACAATCATATTGTCATCTACAACGATTGGTCGCAATTGTAGCATCTCAGGGAAATCCTTAATAGACTGCACCAATTTTTTGAACTTGTCATCCTTAATCAATCGTGGATTGTTAGGATGTGGAATGACTAATTTTATGTTTATTTCTTCAATCATTTGTTTATCATTTTTAGCCATTTTTAAATGACAAAGTGTTTTGTCGTTAATTTATTGTAGTCAGGACAGGATTCGAACATGTATATTAAATGCTTTATAGACTTATTACATTTATAACATTACCACAATTTCTGCCACCTGACTAATTTCTTATGCAACAAACAAACGGCCTTCGCAATCCGTGTTTTCGTTTATTTTATCGATCTGTTCCTGATTATTATCATAATGGATGCCAATGCCTAATCGTTTGATTGTTTCCCATTTGTCGGCTCCATTCGTAAAATAAATCCGTGTGTGTGGTATGCCTAATTCATCAGCAACCTCATAAACACCGGCCGACATTCTGCGTTGTCTTGCTGTTATGATGTAAACCGTTTTTCCTTCTTCGATGAATCGTTTGGCCATTTCCTGACCTTTTTGCGTTGATAATGTATCATCAAAATCAAACGATATTTTATTTTTGTCCGCCATTTTCTAAATTTTTAATTCTGCGTTCTAATGCAAAAAAATATATTTGCATACCATTAAATTGATCAACTAACAATATCTGTTGAATTTCACTTACCTCACTGAATTTTTCATCATTATCGATAAATTCCTCTAATTTGTTCATTTTATCTTTTAATTCACTTAATTCAATAAGCATTCGGTCTAAAAATGTTGTCATATTAATGTTGATTATTTTGTTCGTTATAAATTAAATATGCCAATACTAGCACCATAATACATTCCAACCCACCAACCCACCAACCCATTGTGACCAAATGATTTTCATCCATTATCCTTTGAATTTAGAAAGTTCCCTATTGATATACCACAGGGCCTTTTCTAAGTCCTG